GCTGATCCTTATCGCTGATCGAGTAATAGGCGTCCTTCTTGTCGAAGATGCCGGGGAAAAGATGCTGCAAATTCGACTGATAGCGGTAGTAAAGACCCTGCACGTCAGAGGGCAGACCGTAAACTTTGCTTTCCTCGCTCGTCACGTAGGGTGTGATCTCCGGGTGCTGCGCCAGGTAGTCATTCTTCCACGCCGTGTATTGGGCAAGCTCCGGGTGCTGCTTACGGAAGGCCTTATACTGCGGGCTGTTGAACTCCAGCCCTGCCGCCATGCCTTCCAGGGCCGAAAGGTTGGGGAACTTGGCTTTCTTCTCCGCGTCGTAAGCGTCCAGCCCTGGGTTTACCTTCGCGTCTACCAGCGGGGCTTGCGCCGTAGCCTTGCCGACTTTCGCCGGCGTCTTGGCCTGCATGCGCTGTGCCCACGCGGTCAGGGTCGCGGTGTCGATGCTGTCATAAGAACGGGTGTCTTTGTTGACGAATGCAGTCTGGAACAGGTCGTTATCCTTTCCTACCGCTTTCCGTTCCGCACTGTTCAGGCCGTTGTAGGCTTCCCAGATGGACGAGATGAGATAGCTTCGGGTGCGTTCCTCTGGCTCCTTGAAGGAAAAGTTTCTCACGTCATACTCGGGGTATTTCTCGTAGAAGTCAGACAGCGCTTGCTTATCCCCGGCTACCCATTGGGTGCGCGCCGTGTCGTATTCATCTTTCAGCGCCCGAACCTCGCGCTCACCCTCTGGAAAGATGTCTGCACCCAACGGCGCGCCGATGTAGCGCAGCGGCTCGATCTGGCTTACCCGCTGTAAGGCCTTCTGGTAGGCCGGCCCGCTGCGGTCGATCATGGCTTGTTTGGCCTGATCGGCGCTCACCTCTCCGTCTGCCATGAGCTGCGCCATTGCCGCATCCACCCGGTAATCGGCGTAGCGGTCTTGTTCCGGCCAGCCCAACGCCTGACGAATAGGCGCTTCGATGTTCACACCCTGCCCACCGTTCACGCCCAATGCGCCGGTAGTGGTCTTTACGAACTTGGTAAGAGGCAGAAGCCCCACGGTGTCTTTGCGCCCGGTCAGTGCGGCGTAGGCCATCGAGAGCGGCAGGGAAGGCGAGAGAACCGAGAACGCCAAGTCCATTGCGTTGCGGCTGCTGCCCGGTTGCACCGGTGCGCCCAGGCTGCTTTCGCTGTCGCCGCGCACGTCCAGCTCCGCCGCGGTGTAATACTTCTCCCACAGCGAGCCTTGTTTCGTTCGCGCCTGATCGGCCTCGCTCGCGCTGATCTGCCCATTCTCTTGGGCGTAGTCAATGCTGCTCATGGCCCGGCGCTCGACCATGTTATTCTGGTCCGCCGCCTTTTCAAACGGCCGGGTAAAGGTCAGGAAGGGGAAGAGCTGCTTATTCGCGTCCACAAAGATTTCATTCCCGGCCCAATCGGGCAGCCAGGGCGCGGGGATGCTCATCTTACCCTTGAGGCGGGTTGGATAACCCTCCCGGTTCTGCTGCTGGTTGGCGAACTGCTGCAAGCGTAAGTAATTCGTGATGATGCTCGGTTTCTCCAGCGCCCGCAAGCCCCAGTTCATCATGCTGTGGGTGTACCAGAACTGGTAAGGCGCGACGGCGGAAAGCAGAGAATCGGCGTCGCTGCGCTTCGAGTAATTCAGCAGGGCAAAGTCGCGCTTACCCTCACCCCATCTCGTCGCGCCCATTTTGACATCGTTCATTTGGCCGTAGACCTTGCCCAGGTAGCGCCGTATTCCGGTCTGCGCCTGTTTTGGCAGGTCGCCTATTGCCATGCGCGCCACATGCCCAGTTTGCCCGGTCGTGCTCTTGCGCCACTTTTCGACCATCGGGTCGATGTGCTGAAGGTAGGTTTCCAGCATGGCCTTGTCGATCGGCGGTTCGGTCAGTCCGTCGGCCGTGCCGGCTTGCGCGGCGATGGGGTAGAGGGGTTTGTCCTGTTGTAACATCGCGGGTCGCTGGGGTGCAGGCGCTTCTTCCTTTCCGCCCATCCACTTCTTGAATAGCTGATTGACCGCATCACTCACCGGCTGGTCGATCTCGCTTCCCTTGATCTTGCCGTAAATCTCCAGCATCCAGCCCTTGATGCGCTTGAACACGTCGCGCAGCTTCGAAGTCGGCGCTTTACCATCCACCAGGAACCGCTCAAACGAACGACTCAGCCACTCGTAAGCCTCCACGTGCTGCGCGGTCTGCTTGCCGCCCCCCGCGTCTACCATCGCCGTGTGCCAGTTTTCCGGCAGCGGCGCGGACTGCGGGTGCGTGCGCCCGAACTCAGCCCGCACAATATCAGCATCCTCTTGCTTCATCACCGGCGTGATGCCGTGGATCAGCTCGTGCGCGAATGTGGAGATATCGGCGGTGTTGAAGGCGCTGATCGTGGCTTTCAGGTCGGCGGTGAAGTTGGTCAGGCCGTTGGTGGTGGCGTTGGATTGGGTTAGCATCCGGTCTTGGAAGAACGGCACGATCTCGCTATCCACTCCTCTGGCTGGGTAGGTTGCTTCGCGCAGATCAAAGACCTCGCTGATAAAATTTTCTCCGTTGCGTTTCTTTGAATAGCCGATAATCGAATCGTACCCAGCCTCTCGCAAGGCATGGGCCACAACATTTTCTTGAAGGGCGTAAGGCAGTAGATTGCCGGCCTGGCTGTTCTGCATGATGTACTCAGCCATGTACTGATCGGCATCACCGTTGTACTTCTTCAAAAAATTGTAGATGTTATCTATAGTGGTCTGCCGTGCGTTCCCGGTTCTGACCCACGAAAAGAGCTGACTCGCTTGAATAGCCTCGGTTCGCATGGCTTCATAAGCGCCCTTGCCCTTGATTGCATCGTAAGCCGCTTCCGGTACCTTTCCGCCCGTTGCGCCTTTGGTAACATAAGGGTGCTTGATCAGGGTTTCGCCTTCGTACTTATCAACGCCACCATATGCGGAGGTCGTAGATCGGTAGTACTTGATATTTTTGTCGCCAGAAGCAAGGTAGAACACGCCAGTTCTAACACTCATTTCCCCGGCCTGCTCGGGTCGCTGCGACCTCACCAACTTGATCAGCAAACCCTCATCTGTGATTTGCGCGCCGGGAATATCCGCAATGGCTCGCCTGAATTCTGGGATATCCGGGATCTCTACCGGAATATCAATCATGCGCGCCTGCTCTGGCGTGATCTGCTTCAACCCCGCCCCATCCTCAAACGTTCCGCCCATCTTCCAGCCCAAGCGCTCATAAAACTCTTTCGCGGATAGCTCCGGGTTGAAGTTCTCGGCCAGACTGTCGAACACGGCCAGCAAATCGTCGGCCTGGTCGGGAAGCGTGGCGCGCAGGGCGGTCTCAAGATCCTTGCGGCCATACTGGAATTCGCCGGTTGCATCGGCCAGTTTGTACGAGGTTTCGCGTTCGGTCTGCACCACCCGGGCGCGCTGGGCGGCTTCGTAGTCAACCGGTGCGGCGGGTGGCTCGGGCTTAGTTACTGGCGCTGGCCCTGCGGGTGTCTCTGCCGCAGGGTTCGTCTGCGCCTGGGCCGCGTCATATTTCGCCTTCTTCTCGATATGCTTCTGCTTCCAACCCTCTATCGCCTGTTGTAACTGCTCGTCCGTGAGCTGGGTCAGTTTGCGGCCCATGCCGGGGAGCTGTTCATCGATCGCGGCGGCAATGTGCGAGGCTAATAGCATTCCGCTTTTCTTGGAGCTGAAATATCCCTCTGGTTCCCCTACCTCTTTCGCGGCGGCCTCGAAGGCGTCATAGATCGGGGTCAGGGTGCGTGAAGTATCGTAGATGCTGGGCGTAGCCGGCTTTGCTCCCTTCGGCGGTTCCGGAGCGGGCGGCTTTACTTTGGGTTGCACGTCTGGCGCGGTGTTCTTTGCGTTCAGCAGTTGCTTGACGTACTCGGCCCGCACCTTTGCAAATTCCTCTTTGGCCGTCTTCTTGGTCGGACTGTCGAGTTGGTATTCCGGTCGCCCGTGGGTAAGCTCGTAAATCTTCGCGGCCACTTCGGCGGGTACCTTTGCGTTCGTCACCTCATCGGCGGCGGCGTGAATGACTGCTCCCCATTTCTCTGCAAGTTCGGGGTGCTGCGATAAGAAACGGTCGGCCATCCCGGCCGGGTCGCGCACGGTCAGCGAACCACGGCGGTAAAGCTCTTCGCTGGCCATCATCTGCAAGCGAATGCTGTGCTGGCTATCGATCCAGGTGCGGTATCCGTCCAAAAATTGGGGCTGTTTAGCCTGCACCTGTTCGGTGGTCATGGTCTGGAATAGCCGGTTGATGATATGCTCCCAAGCGACCATCTCGGAATAGTTTTCGTTCTGCTTGCGGAAATAATCATCCCACGCCGCACTCGCCCCAATATCATCCCCGGATGCCTTGAGTTCATCGGACCGCGCCCTGGCCTGGCGGTAATTATCCTCGCGCTCCAGGAAGAAGGTGCTCCACTCTTTGGCGCGTTCGGCGCGAATGTCCAGGATCGGCAGCCATTCGGCCGGCGCGTTCTCGCCCCCGCCCAACGCCTGCGCCATGCCCATCCAGTCGGCGGCGTGCCGGGTCTCGTAGGTGTCCCACGCTACCCTGAATTTCTCCATATGGCTGTCAATGAACGGTTGACGCTCGCCCGCCGGCAGCGTGTCGGCCTCTTGCCACATATCGCCCAGGTCGTCCTGGTACTTGCTCCAAAACTCGTTGTAATCCTGGAGGATATCGCCCAGCTTTTCGGGGATGCCCTGCGCTGGCCCATCGATCTGCACCTTTGCGATCATCTCGCGCACAGCGCGGGCGGTCTGGTTGCTCATCTCTTCGGATACTTTGCGGGCGAACCCCTGCTGTGCTCGCATCAAGGCCGCCGCTTTCTCGCCATCCGTGGCCGCCGCGTCATACTCTTTCTTGAGCGCATCGAACACATCCGGGAAGGCGTTGACCATGTTCTGGTCTTCTGGGGTAATTACGTCGTCCAGGCTCTTGCTTTCGAAGCCCTTGAACAATTCAGCCTCGATCTCAGCCCGGTTGCGCCCGCGCCGAATCATGGCCTCGACCTTCTTGGTTCCGCCAGGCACCATCGCGTCAAGCATATCTGCCAATTGTGGGTCGAAGGCACGAACGTTGTCAAAGCCCTTGCCGGCCTGCCACATATTGCCCCAATATTCGCGCACGCCGTGGGTAAAGGCTACCTTCGAGGCCCATCCCTCGACCTGCGCTGATGCCGCGGCAAACGGGGCCAGCGCGGTCTTCAACGCCTTGCTCTTGGGGGTCAATAAATCTTCGAGCTTCCCAATCGCTCCGCCGCCTTTGGCCGCGTCCCGAATAGCCCCGCCGCTCTCGGTCCCTCCAATCTCACCCGCGCCCAGCCCTTCGCGCATACGCATGGGCACGTTATCGCCATACAGCGCCTTGATAACTTCGTCCTGCCCGATCAATTTGCTCGATCCCAGCAGACCATCATACGCCAGGTGTACCAGGTTGGAAATGGCATTGTTCGCCAGGTAGGTGGGGTTGTAGCCCAGCACGAGGTAACTTTGAGCCTTCTTGATGATGCCGCTCATCCGATACAGCGCCGGGTCTGGCTTCACGCCGAAATAATCCGCGCTGAATTTCTCCACCTTGTTTGTCACCGCATCCATCAGCGCGAGAGTGAATTCTTCGTCGCGGAATGGAGCGCCGTTTTTGAATGGCCGCACGGCATCATCGAGCTGTTTTACTCCGATCTTGCCTTGAGTGATCAGGGTAAAGTATTCTTTGGCCGCCGCGTCCTGGCCTACCACCTGGCTCAAGCCTTGTTTCCAGCGTTCGAGGATAACCGCCTTGCCCTTCGCATCGGCCTTCTCCAGGTCGGTGATCAGCGCCCGTGCGTCCTTACCCACATAATCAGGATGGTACTTGGCAACGTCTTCCAAAAGTCCGCGCTTGGGGAGCGCGGTGCGCATCTGTTCGGCCAGTGCGTCCACCTCGGGGCCGGCGCTTTTCAGGGCAGACAGCACACCCTGCCCCTCTGGGCTCTGCCAGTATTTCGGGATCTCGGTTTCCACCTTCTCGCCGCCGATGTCCAGCGTGATTTTACCCACCTCGCCGCCGGCTTTGACCACCTGTTCAGGCGTTGCGCCAATGAGCTGCTTGAGCAAGTTCACCTTGCCATCTGCGCCCGGCTCCAGTTCCAGCAGACGCGAGAGACCATCGAAACTCTGCTGCGTCATCTGTACGGCCCGGCTGTAGCGGTTGGGGCCGAAAAACTTTTCGATTGCGTTCTTGCTGGCCGCCGGGTCTAGGTGGTCTTTCAGCATGCCGGTGTCAGAGATGCCCGCGATCATCTTGGTGAAGGTTGGCAGCGTGGCGGCCTCTTCCACGCTGATACGGGTGCGCGCGCCCTGGGTGTACATGCGCACGTCATCGAGCAAATTGCGTCCCGATCCAAACGCCTCGCTTGCCAGCTTCGCCGCTTCGCCGCCCTTACCCAGGGCTACCGCGGCTTTGTTCGCTAACTGAATGCCCTTGCTCACCTCTACGCCGCTGATATTCAACGGGTCGAGGAACATATGCCCCAGCATGTCGCGGGTCTCGCCGGTAACGCCAAACTTCGAATAGACGAACTGCGCGGCCTGGTCCGTGTTCCAGGTCCCATTCGCCAAATTGTTGCGGATGGTGGTCAGGGCGTAATCGCTGGGGGCCTTGCCGTCTGGCGCTTTCCAAATATCGGACGCCTGCGCCTGACCGAGTTCCCATACCTCGGTCTGTGCGGTCTTGCCTTTGTTGAGCGCCCGGTTGGCCTGAATGGCTCCGCCCAACGGCGTTCCGGCCAATACGTCCATCAGCCGGGTATTCAGCTCGCCCGCATTGAAAGGATCGGTCACGTTGTAAGCGAACTGGCCGGCGTTCCATGCCGATTCCAGGTTCGCCAGCACCGCCGCCGGGTCATTGGCGAATTGCTCGGCCACGCCAACGCCGCGCTCCACCTGCGACGCCGCCCAGTCCAGGGCATTCAACGCCTGTACCCAGAATGGCGTCTGATAATTGGGGTCCGTGGCCTTCTTGGCTTCCTCGCTGGCCAGGTATGACGTCACCGCGCCACCCGCCGCGCCAATCGCAGCCCCGGCAGGTCCCGCGAACGAGCCGCCTACCATCGCCCCGCCCACCGCGCCCTGCGCCATGCCGCCGGCTTGAGAGGTCGCCGCAATCAGCGGGTACTGCCACCACGGCAAATCAGGCTTGTAATCACCCGCGAACCCGGCGCTGTTGGGCGCTGGCAGTGGCTCTTGGGAAAGCTTCTGAATGGCCTCGTTTTGCTTCGAGGTGAAGACCTCCCAATTGGGCAGGTCTTGCGGGTCTGGGCTTTGCATCTGGCGCAATGAGATGCGGGCCGGGTCGGTTGGGCTTACGTCCGCCCACTCATACCACGGCTTGCCGCCGTTGAGGTCGCTGAAATACTTTGCCGCGCTGCGCACGGTGTCCACGTCCAGCCATGCCGGCGGGGCCACGTTATCGGGCAGGTTATCCACCAGCGCCGCCCACCGGCCCACGTTCTGCGAGCTCTCCCAATAGTATTGAGTTGGGTTTACCGGTGAACTCATGTGATAGGCGAAATTCTGCTCCTGCTGCCTCTGCAACCAATCGGGGTCGATGGTCTCCCCGGTCTTCGCCATCTCGCCCTGCCAGTAATTGATTTCGTTCTGGCTGTAGCGCAGCGGGCCCATGTCCTGGCCGGGGTTGTACACCCCTTGCGGGTTGGCCTGAATATCGGCCGGCAGGTCCTGCAGGACGTTCTGCGTGCCGGCTTGCTGCTGTTTTTTGTAATAGGCGTCTAAAACGCTCGGCCCTTTGGGCTGCTGCGGGTTATCGGTCATTCTTGCTGGCTCCCTTTACCCATGAAAAGGCTTTCTGTAATTGCGTCGCGACACGTTCCTCGTGATCGGCCCCGCCTTCGCTCATTTCTTGGAGTAGCGTATGCATCAGCTCATGGATCACAATCTTTTCGATCTCGGCGTCATTTAGGTGGCAAATTGCCTCAGGATATATCGTGATGCACGAATAAACGTACTTCCAATCGGTCGAGTTGGTTCCAGCCAGAACGCATCCACCTCCGCGCGGTTGCTCGCCCGGCTTGAATTGCAATGTTACGTCCCAGTAACCCAACCCCAACCAATGCACCCACCACTTGAAATACTTCTTGACGAGCTTCTTGACCCGTTTGTTTTTCATTTATCCCCGATCTCTTCTAAAGAAATACCAATTGCTCTACAGGTGAACGGGTTTGATGGTTGGCAATTCTCCCCGAAAGACGTGTATCCGGCCGCTATTGCCATTGCATTTGCAACCCACCATAACCATGCGTTTATTTCGGCTTCTGTCACCAGGATAGAGAAACGGTCACCAAGCACTAGCTTCCATCCGTTCTCGCTGGTTTTATACGCCTTGATATTAGGGACTAGATAGCCGTCCACAACTACAGAGTAATAACTTTCTTCAAACGGTCCAATTCTTTCGGTTGTCATGTCCTAAATCCTCCACATGCTGGGTTGCAGATAAAACCGGGATGAACTTTCGCCGCCCCCACCATACCCATAACCGCCACCTCCGCCCGACGATTTGGGCAGCGTGCCCCCAATGCCGCCGCCGCTGCCATAGCCGCTGTTTGCGGTCGGCGGCTTGGGTAGGTGCAAGGGCGCAATCTGTCCATAACCCAGCTCGTCGGGGTTGGCCGCCCGTTCGGTGGTATTGGCAATGCGATAGTTTCCACGGTCGGCCATCGTCTGACCGGTCCATCGCGTCTCGGTGTACGGGTTATTGGTGTCCTCCCAATTGCGCTGAGGTTCGTTCAACGACATGCGGTACCAGTTGCGGTACTCATTCGGGCTGCCACTGGGTGCTACCAACGGGGAATAGGATGTCTGCGGGGTGACGATGGTTTGGCGGGCCGCCGGAACGGTCGCGGTATAGGCGTCATTCACCTGGTTGATCCCGGCGCTATATCCCTTGCCTTGCTGTCCCTGGTTATAAAACGAGTATTGCGGGGCCTGGGTACCGCGTTGCCATTGGGCGAACTGGTTTACTGCGGCCGGGGCTGGGGCCGGCATGTACGTGCCCTGCCCGCTCCAGTTCTGCGCCGGGGTAGCAGGGGTGTTTACCTCCTGGTAGGGCGTTTCCTGCTGCTGCGCCTTCTGCCTGTTGTAATAGGCTTCCAACACAGACCCGTTTGACGTGGGCACCGTGGTGGCGCTCGTGGGAACCTCCCACCATTTCTCTTGTTTCTCCGCGTCAGCCATCTTTCTTCCCTCCCATCGCGTCCATGAAACGCTGTTTCAGCGCGTTGTATTGCGCCTTGTCGGACTCCATCATCTTTTGCTCGATCATTTTCCCCGGCATACCGGGAGCTATCCTCTCAAGAAACGCATACCACACGCCGGCATTTTTCGCCTTATCGTAGGGCTTGCCCCAATCGCGCTCTATCTCTTGCATCATCTGATCAGCGTGGGCGCTGCCCTGGCTAACAGCATCATCAACATCAAGCTGGTTGAGCGGCATTCATCCCTCCCATCATGTCGGGTGGCATCTGGTTACTCTCGCCCATTGCCTGCCCCACCGGCATAGGCGTGTTCATGGGCAAGCCTGGCTGTGCTGCCTGCGGGTTGGGCTGCGGCATCGCGCCCGGTTGCGCGCCTGATTGCATCTGCTGCATACCCGGCTGCACCTGCGATTGAGCGGCCGTCATGATCTGTTGAATCTTCTGCTGGAGCATGGCCTTTGATTTCGCGTCGGCCACAATCTCGGCCAGAATTTCCTTGTCCATCCGACTGGAGTTCGGAATATCCAGCAGCTTCTCGCGCGCCCAATCGTAGGACACCAGCGGGCGTTCGCCCTGGGTGAGTTGCGTGGCCATCAGCACATTCTGGCGGGTGTCGGTCGGCAGGTTGATCTTCATATCCGCTTCTAGCAGCAGGTCGTCGGGGATAGAGTTCAAATCGAACTCGGCCAATTTCTTATCAGACCCGGCCAGGCGCAGCTTCTTCGAACCGCCCGCGTTTTTGAGCGTCAGTAAAGCATCGGTCATCATGCTTCCCAGAACGTGCGCGCACATGCCCTGATACGGGATCAGCGAGTTTTCACCCGCCGATTTGAGCAAGGCCGCAAGGGAATAGGCCGCTCCGGAGCCCAGGGACTCGCCGGCGACTGTGCGGTACATCGTGCTTTCCACGATCTTCTGGTCCAGCATGGTCAAGGCCTGTTGGATCTCTCCGGTAAACGCGGTCAGCGGCAATTGCGTAATGGCCTCGTTGATCATCAATTTGAGCACGCCGGCCGGGTTGGAAAAATCCACCTCCACATCGCGCCCGAGGTCCTGCAACCGCGCCACAAGCTGCGGAGAGATGGATACCGCGAACAGGTTGGAAAGGCCGGCGGTCATCATCAAACAAACCTGTTCCCATGCCTTCGATTTGTAAACCTTGTAGAGGAACGGCCGACACCTGTTCACCTTGTCGTTATCGAAGAACGAAGACCCCTCTACGTCGGCGTACTGGATAGGGATAATCCCATCGGGCAGCGGGTCCATCAGGAGCGGGTCGCTTTTCCCGTCGATCCAAACGACATGATTTTCGGTGTCATACAGTTCCTTGATGGTCACTTCCTCGGTCAGCTTCTTGTCGCCCAACTGCTCTTCAGCCGTAGATCCATCTCCCAGCAGCATGGCCTCGCTTTTGGTCATCTTGCGCACCAGCAGGTGAGCGGTAAGGCCGAGTTCGTCGGTTGCGACGTAACAATTTTTAGGCAGCAGCGCGTCGACCAACACCGGAGTCACGAGGGCGATGCGTTCAAGGCGCTGTTTGCGCAGTGGGTCTTTTGTCAGCCGGATCATATCGGATACCAGACGGTAGCGAATGTGCAATTCGCCGTAAATCATGGACGACAGGGCCATCGTCTGAGTGAGCGGCTTGCGCCGGGCCTTGCCTGCACCCGAGACGATGCGCGACGCGAGTTCTTTCACCGTATCGTTGGCGTCGGCGTTCTCGGTGTCGGCGTAAGGCATGGAGAACGTCGGCGCGGTGGCCCCGATCATGCGGGCGCCGGTGTCGATTGCGTTGGATGGGTCGGGCGAGATGGATTTTTTGACATGCGCATCCGTGAGCTTCGACAACTCCTCTGGCTCATCGAGGTTATACATGCGCTCCATCGCCTCCATGATCTGGATGCGTTCGCCGCCGGCCTGTTGGAGTTGCTGCGCCAGGTCTACATAATCCGAAAACTGTTTTTTAGCTGCCATCATTACCTCGTTAGGAACGGATTGGGTTTGTTGGTGTGGGTCTTCTGGCCGCTGATTTCGCGGTCATCGGTCAGTAGATAGCGCAGCGCGTCATAGTCATGATCGTCGCCCTCTGTATCGATATCCTCTGGATGGATTTTGTCATGCACCAGCGCCGGCAGTGTGCGGATCAGGTCAACGCAAGTCTCAAATACCACCAGACCGGGCAATCCATCGGGCAAATCCTCCAGCAATCGGTCGATCTTGCGCTTGCCGGCCAAACGGTCATTGATTGCGGGCGTCAGGTAAATCCCGTGGGATGCGTAAACATCAGCCGTAGAGGTAGCGACCTCGCCCTGGGTCTTTTTTGCCCACATGCTGGGGTCCGCGTAGCGCTTGCGGATTACCTCGGATGGGTCCTCGCTCGATTTGATCAGTTCAACCTGGCGCGGATCGGTCAGACCCACCTCGTGTAGCGCCCGATAAATCACAACCCGGCCATTGTCAGGGTTCTTCGCGCCCCAAAGGTTTGCAAATGGTTTTGCAAACCCCCAGTCCTCACCGGTGATCCTGATCCAGTGAGATGGGATCTCGAACGGCCTGACCACATGCCGCGCGTGGCTCCAGCCTGGAAACGCCATGCCCTCGAAGATGTCCCAATCTCCTTCGGCCCACTGTTTTTTGAGTGTGCCGGTCAGATTGTCCAGGTAGCGCTTGTACTCCGGGTTGATGAACGGGTTGTCTTTGTAGCTGGAGAAGAAACGCCGGGTGTTGGTCTCGCGGCCCTGGCGCTGCGGGATGATAAACCGCTGCTTGAAATAGGCATGGCCCACGCCGCCCGGGTTGGTCGAGACGTACAGCCGCGGCACCCAATCCTCACGGCTCGTGCGCAGCGAGCCGCGCAGCTTGTCCATCTTATCCCCGCTGATCTGGGTTCCCTCTTCCACGTCGATCAGGTCATACTCGATGCCCAAATATTTGTCGATGTCTTTGTCGTTTTGGTAGCCGCCGATCAGCACCCGGCTACCATTGGGGAACGTGACCTTTTCGGTATTCTTCTTGTGGGGGATGCCGCGCAGCACACGCCCGATCAGGTCATCGAAGCTCTCACCGGCCGCCTTCTGGGTCTGTCTGAGAAACAACCCCTTGAT